CTGTTATATCCTGACCAATTAATCTTTCAATATCAAAATCTCTACTTATCTTTACTTCTGGTGGTTCAATCCCTACATAGTCAGCAGATAAATTAAATGCTTTCTGTAATTTCTGTTCTAATTCCATAGATACCATTGCAAGCATAGAGTTAGTGTCTACTCTGTCTAACCTTCTGGCATCAGCAGATTCAGCTACAAACTTCTGTTGTGATAATGTACTGATTCCTAAAGTAGCCATCTGCATCTGTAATTCCTTAATTTCAG